GAGGAAGGCCGCGTCGAAACTCTCAACCCCATCGGCCATACCGGCCGACACGGCTTCCTTGCCGACGAAGCAACCACCCTGACCAAAGTCGGCCAGAACCTTCTCCGTCGATACATTGCGACCGCGAGCAACGTCCGCAATTAATTGGCTCTCGATGGCGTCGAGGTTACGCCGGATCTCGGCATACCCCTCCTCGGTCGTCACATCGACTCGCTTGTTGGGAGCGTTCGAGCTCACCACCTCGATGTGCATGTCCCCGTTTCGGTCAGGGCCCATCTGCTTGGACATGCCGGCCACCACGCCGATGGACCCTACGAGGGCGGTTCGGTTCATGGTGATACGCTCACTGGCCGATGCGATCCAGTAAGCAGCCGAAGCCCCCGTTCCCGTGACGTAGGCGGCCATCGGCTTGCGACCTCGACCGGCATAGACCGCATCGGCGAAAGCGGAGGTACCCGAAACGGCTCCACCGGGGGAGTCGATCACATGCAGGATGGCATGAACCGAGTCATCCGCCCAAGCCGCGGCCAGATCCTGGTGAGCTTGAGCTAGGCTGGTCGCCCCTGAGGACTGGGTCATCATGTTAGCGCGGGGGAAGATCGGGCCCAACACAGGGAGAATGGCAACATTGTCCGCGACGACGGCACGACCGGATCCCTGACCGGGCAGCGCACGACTCACGGCCCCGAGGTACTGAAGACCCCGGAAGCGTTCCTCGGGAGTTGGCTGACGTTCGCCACCCTCGGCTCGGTGGGCCCCGACGACCATCGGATGGCTTCGATCCCTCTGGGAAAGGGCGGCAAGGATATGCAGCCAGTCGGGCGTAATGGCCCAGAGTTCAGAGCAGAGCTCCCGGAAGGCTTTACTCATGTAGTCCTCCTTATGCGGTGACCGTCGGGCCCTAAAATGGACGAGAGAGTCTCGCTGTTGGTGTTCTCATCCTGTTGGAACCCAGGGTTGGCAGGATCTTCAGCCTTCTGACCAACCTGCTGCATGTTCATGGGGAACATATAAGATTGACCGGCATTGTTTGGCAATGGGTCCATGTCCTCCCACTCACGAATGGTATCCGAATTGAGCCATCCCCACTGCTTACCGATGGCATAGGCCTTGTACCGACTGGCAATGTCACCTCGCAGCAGTCCATTGAGGTCATAGGCGATATGATAGTCTTCCCACTCGTTGGAAGTCAATGCCGAGAGCGCAATCGCTGCTTCGTGGGAGGACGCCAAACCCCCCACAGGGCCTGTCACGTACTCGATAGCCTGGTGCTCGATGTTCGAGAAGGTGGCCTTGTCGAGAATACCGATCTTGTGTGGCGGTACCCCGAAGATCATGGCGATCTGGACCGACTGTTCCTTGCGGATCTCCACCAGCTGTGAGTCCGCGTTCTTGTAGGTGAGCTCCTTGAGCTTCATACCGAGCTCGAGAACTGCCACCTTGAAGGCGTTGTTCATCCCCGAGTAAGCGGCCTCAAGTCGGGCACGAATGCGGTTCGCAGTCTCCTGGTTGGGAAACTTGCCGGGCATCTCGACGGCAACCGACGGGCGAGCACCGTTTCGGAAGAACGCGGCGGCAAACCGCTCGGTGGCAATGGCCAGGGCGATAGTCTCGACGTGGCGATTGATCGGGGAAACACCCAGAACGCCTCCCTTATCCCCCGCCATGAAGTCAGGACGGTAGGCAAGGTGGATCACGTCTTCGTACCCGAGCACATACCGGTCAGACTGACCATTAATCTCGTAGAAGGGCTCCCCCTCAGCGGCAAACTTGTAGGTTACGGTGTCTGGTCTCAGGGGGACCAGTCGGTACGCCTCACCTCGACCGTCTCGACGGATCCTGGTAATGGCGTTTCCACGGGACATGGCCGCCCCGAAGGTAGCACGACGCCAATTGAAGGAAGTCAGCCAGGGGGACGGAGCCGTGTGCAGGAGGTGATAGAGCGGGTGGTCGACGGCAAGCTCCTTACCTCCTCCCTTCTTGTACCGGTAGAACTTAAGCGGAATTTTCGCCAGATCCTCCGATACCACATTGATACAGGCGGATACCCCTGGTACCGACATAGCCTCCGAAGTCGATACCCTCAGCCCTGTAGAGGTCATCATGCCCCCGAACAGGTCAAGCAACCATCCCTCGGGGCTGGCTGTTCCGCTTAGTTGGGAGTCGGCGGCTGCGCCTCCACCCATAAAACGGTTCCACCACTTAGCCATGAACCTGCTCCTTCATCATCATTATCCCCAGACCTGAGGCTCGTAATCGTCGGGAATGGTACCGAGTTCCCCGCGTTGCTCGTGGGCCCCGACTGCCATTGCGGCAGCCACGATCCCGTCAATTCGTCCTGTGGCCTTTCGCTTGTCCCACTTCCGGTTCTCCTGAGGATCGGACGTCAGAACTGCACTGGCGCTGTTCCAGCGTAACACGGGATTAGGCCTGATGCGAATGGTTCTCTTCATAATCCGATCCTCGAGGGCAGAGATGCTTCGAGGCATCCACAGGGTACTGTTCGAGGTAAGGCCCGAAAAACCCTGGCCGTGATTGACGAGGCGAAGCCCATCACCGGCGAAGTAGTTTTCGTCCACATCTTCCTGGTAACACTCGAGCCCTATCTGATCCGCGGCCTTGATAAACTCATCCATCATGGCGGGGTCGAAGGCCAGGCCCACCATCGTATGCCGATTGGTGAAGTCCTGAACGTACTGAGCAACGGCGAGCTTATCAATGGACCTCCCCGGAGTGGTGAAGATGTGTCCTTCCTTCTTCCACACAGGGTATGGGACGGAGTCGCGTCGGGACCGCTCATCAAGGGTCTCATCGGGGGTCCAGAAGGCTACGTCTAGGTACATAATGCCGTCCGGAGCCAGCCAAGCCTTGCCAAACGCCGTTAAATCCCGCTTGGAAGACAGGTCGAGTGATCCCCAGCAAGGAAAACCGAGCATCTCCTCCTCGTCGAAGTCCAATTGGCAGGCCTCCCACAGATCATTGTCGATCCACGGCGAGACGGCATCGGTCCACTGACAGAAGTTCAGGCGACGAACAATGGCCTCTTTGGAGGGCATTCCGCGGGCCTGAGTGACCTGTTCCTCGAGGTATTGGTGCTTGATGGTGACCCCAATGGACGGATTTGCCTTCGGCCAGCAGCTCTCATCCTTGAAAGGATCATCTCCTTCGTCCAGTGAGAACACCATACTGAAGAAAGCCTCATCTTCGAGGTCTCCGGCGGCCACCTTGATGGCGTAAGTATGGTAGTTCCAGCAGACGCTGGTACGACCAGCCCCAGAATTGGTGATCATAAAGATCAGAGCCTGATTTCGGCCCTTGGTACCTGCTCGAAGCATCTCGACCATCATATTGTCGCGATGCTCGTGGATCTCATCGAGCAAACCGCAGCTTGGTCGAGGGCCGGACTGACCATCCTCGGAGCTGATGGCTCGGAAGAAGGACCCTGTCTTGTGGTAATGGAGGTTCCACTCCTTCCCGGGACCTCCTGCGGGAACGATACGCTTCCGAAGAGCAGGAGAAAGCTTGCTCATGGCTACGGCATCTCGAAAAAGGACCATCGCTTGGTCCTTCTTGGAGGCTGCAGCGTAGACTTCAGCTCGCTGTTCGTTGTCTGCCGTGAGCATATACATGCCTATGCCGGCAGCCAAGGGGGACTTACCGGAGCCCTTTCCCGCCTCAATGTAGGCCATTCGATACCGTCGGTAGCCTTGGTCGTTCTTCCACCCGAAGATGCTTCCGATGACAAAAGCCTGCCATTCGAGCGGATCAAAGGCGATATTCTCGTAGTCACCGCCTGCCAACCGAAGAATGTCCGGGAAGAAGTTGATGGCCCGAAGGGCTGCGTCAACGTCCCAGGTCCATTTGCCACGGGTAAGGTCCCGAAGATGGCGTTTGCAGGCGTTCCGGACGTGAGGTCCTACAAGAACCTTGCCTGAAGCAACCCTTTGAGCCCAGTCAGTGACGGGATCCTTTGGGCTTTCCCTCGAAATAGGCTGCTTCGCTGCTGTCTTTGTCGTCTTGACCTTCGGCATTGCCGAGTCTCCTGCGAGAAGCCGGGTCCATGCCGAGCTCAGAGCCCAGCCCCCGAAGTTGTCCGATCACAGCACTGGAGATAACGCTCTTTTTCCGCTTGAAGCGGACCGCCAGGGCGCACCACATATAGGCCTTGTAGGCGTCAGCGGTTGTAAGCCAGAAAAGAGGGGCAATATGCTCGTCCCACATCGCCTCCTGATCTGGAGTCATCCCCTCCAACTTATAGACGGCTCCCTCAGGCATCGGTTCGCCCTTCGGAGCCCTGTCAATCTTGCCCTTTGCCAGCTGCACAACGGTGGCTGAGGGTTTCCTACCACGCAAAGCCATCAGGATCTCCTATTCCAATGATGTTCGGGATCAAGGGGACGCCCTGTGCTGTCGCACCCGGAGAAGCCTGCGGTCCCTTTTTGGAGAGGATTACCGAAGCCACCGTCCTTTTTGGCGGTCTTTTGGGAGTGGTGGGACCAGCACAGGGGCTGACAGTTGAGTTCATCGAAAGGAGCCCCTCCCTTCTTCCGAGATAACTTGTGGTCCACGTGAGAAGTCGGCTTACCACAGCCGGGAACGCAACAAATCGGGTGCTTTTTCCGGTATTTCGCCCGAAAAGCGTGCCATTCCGGGGACTTATAGAAGGCATCGACGGCCACGGGGCTACTCCACAGGAGAAGACGGGAGCCCAAGGCGTATCACGGCGAGATGGTCCATGTCAATTACTGCCCGTTCAGGGCCTAAGACGGGCTTGGGGCCTCGGTCTTGATCAAAACCTCTTAATGCACGTAAAGGCTCAGGCGCGATCCGTATGTCAAATCATCACGAAAATGTGACCCCCATACACGTCATTGTGATTTGACACACGCGTTTGTGAACGCACACAACATTGTGATTTGACACATGCGAATGCAAACGCACACATGAACGTGATGTGTCATCACGCGATTGTGATTTGACACATGCGAACGCACACACGCACGACATTGTGATTTGACACATGCATGATTGCGTGTTTGTGCGCGTTCACGTCATTGTGATTTGACACATGCGCGCGTGCGTGAACGTGTGCAATCACGACATTGTGAATTGACATGCGCACGCATTCGACGCATGCGCGTGCATCACGACATTGTGAATTGACACAACGCGCATTGCGTGATCGCACATCATCACGATATTGTGAATTGACACGCACGCATCATGCGTTGCATGCGCGCACACACGCAATCACGTCATTGTGAATTG